TAGCCGCTGCACTAATTGTTTTCGACATTTTGTTCCTTTATATTAGTAGGTTCCTGCTTGTCCATCTTTAGTTAATGCTGTAGCCCACTTGATGTCAAAACCCTCATGTACGAGCGTCATCTGCTCAACAAGAAGTGCGTTGTCACCAGCATTTAGGTCTGAGTATGCTATCGAAGTAGGCCATGCGTTGTACACGCGGGCGCGTAGCGCTACGTGGTCTGAATCTGATGGCGCACCATCATCTTCTCCTGACGCAGGAATTGGATGAGATAGAACTGCAATCTCAAGGTCACAGCGGAAGTTCTGACCTAGTTGACGAGTTGTTCCGCCAGAAGCAACGGTTGCGAATAGGTTACGCATCCACTCCCAGTTTTGATTCGTGCTTAGGATTACACCACGCTGTAGTGTTATTGGTGTGAAGGATGTCTGACCAGGAATCTGGTGTGATACGGTGTTGTAACCGCCTTCACGGTAAGGGATGGTATCGGTTGACACAGATAAACCAGAAACAGATGTAAAACCAAAGGTTGTTGCCTTTGCTCCTACCAACCCTGAAAGGGCTGTGTTTGTGGTGTCCTGTGGGATAAACGAGACCAAGAACCTAAAGTTACGTAACGGGTCAGTGATTAAGTTTGACCTGTTGGATATTAATGTAGGCATTTAGTTGTTTCTCCTTCGGATTAGTTCAGCGTCTTTTGGCTGAGGTCGATGACGATGAACTCTGCTGGGTATTGAAGAGCCACACCAACTTGGATGTGAACTTCTCCATTTGCAATTTGAGCGGCTGTGTTGTTCTCTGCATCGCACTTAACAAAGAATGCTTGTGCGTCAGTTCCACCACGTAGACCACCCTGGTTTCTGTATTCACCAAGGAATACAGATATAGTTGTACGAATTCGTGCCCAGAGACGCTCATCATTGTTTTCAAAGATGGCAAACTCTGTTAAATTCTTTAGTTCCTTGCGGATGTAGATAAGCGAACGACGCATGTTCACATACTTGTTCGCTGTTCCATCCTGCTTGAGAGTCCGAGCGCCCATGACAACAAGACCTGCACCAGGAACGTTCCTAATTGGATTAACTGGTGAAGTGCTTGCGTTCATTGAGTCAAGTTCAGTTGATGTAAAGGTTCTCTCCATCGCAACTGCGCCAAGAAGAGAGGTAGTGATACCTGCAGGAGATTTAAATACTCCACGAGTTGCATCTGTTGTCAAATAAAGACCAGCAACTGCACCTGCTGGACCAATAAGTCTTAGTGCACCAGAACCACGTCCCAGAGGGTCAGCGATGTAATAGTTAGGGTAATACACTGCAGCATGGCTTGTGTCAGCAAAAGCGGCAGCGGCTGATATTGCTTGACTTACAGTCAACGCTTCAACGGTGTCTAGTACTACAAATCCGTTGTTGTCTTCCGCCCAAGAAGTTGCAGCATCCACAACGCTAACTTCTCCAGATGGAAGATGGTTAACGAAAGGTAAGAAAAGAACAAATGGACGTTCAAAAGAAGAAAAATCTTCAAATACTGATGAACCACTTCCCTTATAGTCAGTGTAATCCGTAGAGGCCACTGTTGAACCGTTGTCTCCACCCGTTAAAGGGTATGTTGCAGAGGTTAGAGATTGTCCTGCGTAACCCGATTCTACAGACACGATTATATTGCTTGACACTATGTTTATGACAGTTGGAGCATAGTCACTAGAAGTATCATCATCAAAAACAATATTTTCATAACGTTCAAGAAGAATGTCATCAGAAATACCTGAAACACCCGACTCTTTATAGAGAGTCAAGGTATAGGTACTAGCAACTTGACCAGCAGAAAGAACAACCCGTAAATTATTACCGTCTGTTCCTGCGTTTTTTGCTTGAATGTTTACTTGTGCAGCACTTCCACTGTCTACCAAGTCTGTCTCAGCCTTCTCAGCATCATCTGCAAGAAGACGTTTTACATAAAGTTCACGTCCACCATTTTGGAAGAACGCTGCTACTTGGAAAGTTGCTGGATATGATGCGTTGTATCCACCAAAGTACTTGGTGAATTCGTACCACGAAATGACGCGAGTTACTGCTTCTGGGCCTTGTGCAAAAGTTGCAACAACAGCACCAGCAGCATCTGCGCTTACACCAGCAGGAATTGTTGCTGGTAGAAGGCGTTCTGTGAGGTACACGCCTGGGCGGCTATATGCCATGGTTTCTCCTAACTAGTTGGGTAAAGGTTCCTTATGGTTGCGTGATAGTAATCGGGTCTATTGCAGTGAACTCTCCACGACCCAATTGAGGGTTGTCGGTAGTTCCTGTGATATCGAGTTCAAGTACCTTGTAGAGTTTCTTATATGTGGCTGGTGCTATTTCGCTAGAAACACGCACCGTTATCGCGTTTACGAATAAACGCTTTCCATTTTCTGACACATCGCGTTTAGCAATATCCAGAACATCCAAGCGACGATTTGTTCCAGCAACGGTATTTGGTCCCGTTTCTAGAATTGCAAATCGAAGTGGAATCTTTGTGTATAGCAACTGCGCCAATATTTGGCGGTCATGACGTGGTTGACGTGAATAAGTGGTTATTTGATAATCAATATTTACTGGAATAGGAAAATCAACTTCCCATCCATGTAAATCATTGTCCCAGTCATCTTCCTCAGTTCCCATCGTTTCTGGGTCAGCAAGATAAGCAGGCTTCACGCGCCCACGCATGGAACGAGAAAAGTCTTCAGCAATATCAACCATATCGATAGTTATGTAAGGGTATTTCTGGTCACGAAGTTCTTGGTCAGGTTGACCAAACCAAACGTCAACAGTTCTTGTTGGTCCTTCTTCAGTAACTGATTTTTGGTCTGTAACTGTCATTCCCTTTAAAAGGTTTCGTAATGCTTCGTCTTCGGCTAGTAGAAAACTCATAGGTCACCAAAGTGTTTCTCTAAGCGCCCAAGAAAGAAGTGTTCTGCTTCTGCTTGTCTGTTTTTGAAACGACGAACAGCAGCAGTAGGTTGGGTATCTGGAGTTCCATATTCAAGGTCAAGCGCTTTCTCGTAGTGTTTCTTTGACACATGGGCCTCAAAACCACTCTTGCCATGTGTAACACGAAGCGTACGTGAGACCTCAGATGGCCATCCGCTTGCTTGCGCTTCTGAACGAAGACGTGCAGACATAAGCCGCGTTGTCTCGTGACTAGCGGCCTTCAAAGCATTACTAAACTTAGATAAGGTCACTTCTTCTTGGCTCTTTTCGCAGAGGAGGAGGCAACTTTTCCACCAACATACCCTGCGACAAGGCCAGCGATTATTGGTTCACGGTATTTAGGGCGGTATCCAAACACGCCACGCATGAACTCTTCGACTTCTTCTTTACCGTGCATATCGACTGCACGTTCGTACCAAGGCTTCCAAGCCATTTACATTCCCCTTTGTCGCAAGTAGTGGGCACTACACGGAGTCCGCACGGATTTCCGATGAGACAAGGATAGAAGAAAGGCCCCAATTAAGGGGCCTAACTCTTACTTCTTTTCTTTCTTTTCTCGCTTTTCTTCTGCTTTTTCGCCCTTTTTGCCTTCCTTCTTTTCGTGGGCTTTTTCTTTCTTCTTTATGCCTTTGATAATCTTTTTATCAATCTTGACATCTTCTTGAAGAGTCTTAGGCTTCTTCTTTTTTCCGTGAGCCTTGTCTTTCTTCTCAAACTCTTCTTTTTCTTCCTTGTCAAGACCAGCCTTTTTTGTCAAGTAGGAGTCCATCTTCTCATCGGACTTTTTGGTGTACTTGCCCTTCATAGGTGGCTTCTTCACTACATGCCCTTCTTTCTTGGCATAGCCTGCTTCTTGCCCTTGGCCTTGGCAGCGCCCTTCTTGCCACGTAGCATGGAGAAGTCTTCTTTATCAAGTTTGCCGTTCTTATTCATATCCAACTTGCTCTGCTTACCTTTTAGCGCCATTATTTCTTTCCTTTGCAAACTTTGCATTTACAATTACAATTCTTCATATTGCAGGAGAGAGCCATTATTTCTTCTTCTCCTTCTTCTTGTCGTCCTTCTTCTTTGCGTACTTCTTATTAGCAGCGGCTAGAGTCTTCTCTCCGTGCTTGTCTTTTGGTTTCATACATCCGCAAGTGCTGCACATTATTTTTTACCTGCTTTCTGTTTTGTGGGCTTTGCTATCTTCTTCTTGCCAGAACGCTCAGGAACACAGTTAGGAACCTTCTTGCCGTTCTTCATCTTCATACCCACTTGGACATATCCATCCCAGCATGGGTCAGACTTCTTAGCCATTCTTTTTTTCCTTTTTGTGAGGATTCTTTTTGTGCCAGTCCTTAACGGCTTTGACACCCTGCTCAATTGTCTTAGACCCACCCTTTTTAGTCAGGTTAATCTTGTCCCACTTACCCGCCTTAGCCTTGGCTTCATGGTCGACAACAACATCGCCCTTCTTGTTCCTTTTGACGGTGTGTTTAATTCCTTGAACTTTAATTGTCTTTGCCATTAGTCGAATTTAATCGCTTTCTTTTTATAGCGAATAGGAGGTTTTGGCTTGCGTACATAGCCGCCCTTCTTTTTGCGCATTTTGGCTCCACCCGACTCGTACTTGCCTTCAGTTACGGCAGTACGAACTTGCTTTTGAGGTG